CGCGAGAGGATTTTGGAGTTAAAGACAGTGGTCAAGACGTATACCAATTCATGGCAAATGAAGTGGGCGTTACTTGGTCTTGGAGCTTTAGGCATTGTATTTTTGGCCTTTAAGAAACAAGTTAAGAAAACCACTGATATTGATATTTACGACAATAGTATGATTGATTTCTACAATTGTGGTCGTATTCGTGACATGTTTGGAGAATTTGATGAATATGAGATAAAGGAAGAGGATTTTAAGGCCCAGTCCGGATTGAACCCTGAGAACATGGATGATATTGCTGCTAGAGATAGCCAAGAGAATCAATGGGCGAAGGTGGAACGTTCGGAAGTTCCTATGTCTGAACCAGCTACAACAACCACCAGTGATAATTTGGCCAATTCTATGAGGACAAATCTTGTTGGTATTATCTCAGAAACTCACAAGACAACTTTGGCTTTTTACATTTGTTCTAATTTTGTGTTGATACCGACCCATTTCATCAAGAAACATGACAAGGATGATATTCGTGTCAGGGCGTATAAAACAAAACCAGAGCAACTTGGAGCCTACTTTCGCGAAACGATTTCTAAAGAGTTTTCCTATGAAATTCCGGATACTGATTTGACACTGTGCTACATGACCAGTGGAGGATCTATGAAGGACTTTAGAGCGTTTTTGCCTTTAGCTAAGGATCTTGGTCCAATGGCAGCTAAGTTGGTCACTCGTGGTCCAGTAGGCAGAGTTCTCAAATCTGTGCCCACTTTCTTCGAGGGATCCACAACAGTTCGCCATACATCAGCTGAGTTTGCCGGTGGGTATTATACTTTACCCGGTGAGACCATTGAAGGTATGTGCATGTCCCCTTTGATCAGCGACCGTAAAGGTTCAATGATTTTGGGTTTCCATCTTGGAGGCCTTGGAAACAGAGGAGGATGTGGAACAGTTACCCATGACCAAATTACTGAAGCTATCTTGAAGTTGTCTGCAGTAGATGGAGTAGTTCTTTCAGCTTCATCAGGAAATTTGATTCCCAATATGGGAGATTTTCCTACTGAGACTTTTGGCAAGCGGATTTTGGAGAGTGAAGACATTCACATGAAGAGTGCTACTCGATTCCTACCTTTTGGAGCTTTTATTTCTGTTTATGGATCGACGTCCGGCAAAGCGACACCTCACAGTAGAGTTGAGCCGACGATAATATCCGACAATGTAGAAGAAGTGTTTGGGGAACCTCAGAAATGGGGACCCCCAAAAATGAAAGGTAAAGGAAGATATCCTTTTCAAGCCACGTTACAGCACTCCAGCGTTCCGAGTTTACCAGTTGGTGGTGTACTGCGGAAAGCCGTAACATGTATGAAGAGCATTTCGACGGAAGTCAAAAAGAAATTGCCTGAGTTGTTTAAGTGTGGACCCTTGTCCCGCGTAGCAACCGTTAGTGGTTTGAAAGGAGTGAGGTTCATTGATCCTATGAACTTCAATACTTCTCCTGGTTTTCCTTTATCAGGTTCTAAGCGATCCCTTTTGGTTGATCTAGATCCTGAAGAATATCCTGAGTGTGGAAAGCCCCGTACTTTTGTTAAAGAAGTGTGGGACGAGTTTGACAAAGCAAAGGAAATTTTGATGACAGGGAAGAGGTGTTATGTCATTTGGAAAGCTTGTCTTAAGGATGAGCCTACTAAAAAGACTAAGGATAAGGTGCGTGTTTTTCAGAGCGCACCGCTAGTGATGCAACTATTAATCCGTATGTATTTCTTACCATTAATTCGAATTATACAGATGAATCCCATGGCGTTTGAATGCGCAGTGGGAATAAATGCTGAAGGTTTGGATTGGGAAGAAATCTGGGAGTATGCAATGGAG